TAATTAAGTTTCATTATATTTTGTTCTAGGTATTTTTGATAGTCTATATTGTTGGCGTCTTGATTAATTAATTTACCATCACAAAATATCTCAAATAAATTTGGTTTAATACCTCTTCTTACAATATAGTTTTTTGTACCTACATCAAACTCTACCTCAACTAAACAATCTGATTGATTGATAGTGTTTATCATTTGTTCTTTTTTTATAATTCTAAATGGTTTATTAAACAATACAAAACATAATGCGTCTAATAGTGTTGACTTACCACTACCATTTGTGCCTACAATTAATGTAGTTTGCGACATGTCTAAAGCAATTTCTATTGGTTGATTACCAGTAGATAAGAAGTTCTTATATGAAATTCTTTTAAATAATATCACTCACCAGCCTCCATATATAACTCTTTGGCAAATGCTTTTAATTTTTGTTTATCTATTTTAACATCTATTTGGTCAATGTAATTACCTAAAAATGTAAGTGTGTCTTCACCTTGTTCTAATATATCTTCTCTTACTGAAGCACCAATATCCGTAGGGTCTTCTATTACATCAATAGCATGTAAGTTAATATGATTATACAATCTGTCCATTAATCTTTCGTACATATCTGAATCAGTTTTGTTTGATATGTAAAGTTTAATAAAACATTTATCAAATGGTGTAATATCTAAATCATCATAATTTGTTTCTTTGTCATTATAAATTATCTTTTTAAAAATGTTATTATTGTTTTCAATTCTTGATATTTCTCTTGTATCTGTATCAAATATATGAAATCCTTTAGGGCAATTGTAGTCTGACCATGTCATTTCGTATTGTGTGCCTAGATAATAAATGTGGCCATCATCTGATTTTTTATGAAAATGACCAGACATTACCTTTTCAAATCTTTTAAATACAGACTTTTCTGTGCCGTGTTCATTCATATGGCCGTTATGCATTTCAAAACCTTTTATTTCTAAATGACCCATTGCAATAGTTGATTGTGTATTTTCTATTGTTCTAATTGTTTCAGCCTCATTATCATCACAAATCCATGGTATAAAAAGTATTGGTAAATTATCAAAATTTACCGTTGTTGCATGTGTATATACCTTGGCATCCTTGCATATATCAAGATTTTGCATTGCGTTTACTTCATTTGTATTTTTGTAATAAGTATCGTGATTGCCAATAATAATATGTGTATCAATACCTAGTTCATCTAATCTATTCCAGAATATTTGTTTAAAATTGTGTGCTGTATTATGATTAATAAACTTTCTTCTATCTACCACATCACCGAGATGTATCAAAGTTTTGATATTATTATGTTGCAAATAAGGAAAGAATAAATCATTATAAAACTTATTTTGATATTCAATAAATGCAGGTGAGTCGTTACGACAACCAAAATGGGTGTCGTTTAACAAAGCTATTTTCATTACTTCTTTTTCTTTTTAGCTGTTTTTTTCTTTTTTACTGGTTCATCCACAGGCATGTTTTTTTTAAGAAACTCTGTAAATTGATTTTTAAATTCTCTATCTTCACCTGGCTGTAATGCTAGGTCATCATAATTAGACTCTTGTATCATTCTTTGTTTAATCGTTATCTGCTTTTTCTCTTTCTGTATTCTTCTTATAAAAGCATAATAGATTATTTGCGTGAAATATGCAAAAGGATTATTAGATGTTTTTGGATTAAAATTATTTAAATATTGTAAGCAGTTTTCTATACCATCACTAATCATATCATCTCTAAATGTATAATTTATAAAATTAGGTCTATATGATAGGTGGTTTGCTATTTTTAAAAAGCATTCTCCGACATAATCGGGTACTCTAGGATTTTTCTTTCCTTGTTTTTTTGCCTTGTCAACTAACTTCTTATACTCAACCATAGCGGCCAAGAATTCTTTGTTATTGACATAGTGTTCTGATTTCTTTTTTGTTTGTGCCATAATATCCTCACTATATAATATTTTAACAAAATTGTCAATGGTCAATCCACGGTTGACAATGTTTTTTATTTGCGTATAATAACGGTGTCCGTTTTCACCAGAATAGCTTTAGTGTAAAGTTGGTTCCTCTTCATCATCATCTAACTCTCTAAAGATTTCATTTAATTTTTTATTTTCATCAGCAGTAAACTCTTTTTTATGATAGTTCTCATCTCTTTTTGGTTTGTCAAGTTTATCATAGTTTTTAACTATTTCAACATAATTAGTTGACATTTCAAGAGAGGCGTTGGTGATTGTCATAATTTTATCTTTAGGTATAGTAACAATCTTATCGTTAGTATAATTAGTCCAACGAATCATAGCTATGTAATCTCTAAACCCCATTGGTGTCATTTGAGGCACATACTTAATTTGTAAAGGTTTATCTAGTCTAATTAAAGGACCATTGTCAGGCAACTGCTTATCGCCAGCAGGTAGAACGGTAACAATATCGTCACCATTAATTAGTTTAATTATTTTAACGGTTGTTTTCTGCATTGTTTAACTCTATGTTATGTATCTCATAATCAAAGTCTTCTTCGCTATAGATATTTATCCTTTCTCTAAAATGTGCTAGAGTATAGTTTTCTTTTTCGTTGTAAGTTAAATCATCTGATATATCATATAATGTCGCATTACTATTATTATCTTTTAATCTTAAACCACGACCAATAGATTGTAAATTTCTTATCCTAGATTTAGAAGGACTAGCAAAAATAATGTTATGCAAGTTCCGTATATTAATGCCTGTGCTGAAAGTCCCATAGGACGCAACAATAATAGCGTTGTCAGCCTTCTCTGTAATTTCTCTAATCTTTTCTCTTTCGTCTGCGTCAACTCCTCCGTGAACATAAAATACCTTCTTATCTGTTGCTTTATTTTGTATCATCTCGTATAAGTCTTTACCATGTTTTTCTACATACTGAAATAAACATAGTGTATTACCTTGTAATCCAGACGCCAAGTTTCTTATATATTTATTTCTTTTATCTGATTGTACAATGTAATCCATTTCTTCTTGATAATTAAAACCACTTGCATGTTTACACTCTATCGCACCATGCTTTAATATCAAACAATAAATTTTTAAATCGGCAAGTTGTTTTTTTTCTTGTAGTTCAGTTGTAGATACTACTTTATTTACAGCACCAAATAAACCCTCTAATACAAGTTTGTGTGTTTTACTACCATCTAAAGTACCTGTCATACCAATTTTATATGGGCACTTTTCTAATTTTGTCAATATTTTAGTTAATGAAACAGCCTTGAACAAGTGTGCTTCGTCACCTATAATCATACCAATATCTTTAAACCACTTTTTTGGTAAATTATAGATAGATTGCCATGTAGAGATGATTACAGGTTTCGCTGTCTCCTTATCGTGACCTTGATATATTCTATGTACATTTCTCTCTGGAGACCAACCATAATCTTTAAAATCTTTAAACAATTGTTCTACCAATGATGTAGTCGGTACGATTATTAATATCTTTTTATTTTGTTCTTTTAACCGAAGAATATTAAACCTAACAAGAAGATAAGTAATAAGAGATTTTCCACTAGCTGTGGGTGAAAGTAATAAACACCTATTTTTTTTAGTTGCATATGTAAATGCCTCCTTTTGATAATCTCTAACCTCAAATGGTATCTTTAATGCTTTTATAAATGCGTCAACTTTACTATCATCAACCTTTGTATCTTGTATTTTAGTACCGTCAACGACCTGAATATTATTGTCTTCACACCATTTTAATATATATGGATATAATCCAACATAAATTTGACCTGTCTGATATGAAAATAATCTAATCTTTCCGTCCCATACTCTATTACGAAATTGAGGCATAAACTTAAAACCAGGTACTTCAAATGTAAAGAATTGACCTAACTCTCTTCTTATATCTTCGTCTGCCTCTATTTTTAAATAGACATCATCTTTCTTGTCTATAATAATATATCTGGTTGTTGTCATTTTAAAACTCTGCTGATTGATATTCTTCGGAAGAACCAACTTTACCTTTCAACATTACATTAAAAGCTATACTAATTCTGTTAGATTTTGTTTCATTAGTTGGCACATAATGTTGTAGCCATGATGGAAATAATATCATTCTATTTGTCAATGAATCATATTTAATTACATTAGCATTACCTACAAATTGTTTTGTTACATCTGGTTGTATAACACCAGCTTGTGGCCTGGGGTCTGTAAACATAATACCTGATGTTTGTTCGGCCTCTACATAAAAAACACCACTTAAAATATTATTAGAGTGTGTATGAGGTCTATGAGTTTCGCCAGGCTTTAAAACATTTGACCACATATCAGTAATATTAAAACCGTTATATTCAAAATATAAACTATCAAAAACATTTTTTGTATATTGTACTATTGTTTTTGTAAGATTATCATATAAACTATTTTTATGTAAATTGGCCTTACTTTGCCAATTTTTTGTAGTTTGATTGTATGTGGATATTATATCTTTTTTAATTACAGATAAACTATTCTTATCTATAACATCATCAATTAGATATACATTTGTTGAAAATAATTTATCGTGTTTCACTAGATAGCACCACTAGTAAACTTACGCCAATCAATTGCATTTTTTATTGTGAAAGTTCTATTAGTGATTTGTCTAATTGTTCTATCTAAAAAATCTACGGTGGCTTGTAAGTA